GCTGACTATCTGCGATACTTTAAGTATGCCTGCACTGGGTATGCTGCGCTGTGGCTGATAGTTGAGCATGCGAGCCAGGCGGAATATGCTGTCACGACGTTGGGCCGTATCGAGGAAGTTCTCGCGAGTATTGAGATCCATCCTGAACGCCAAGCTCTGGCCCAGATATGCCAACAGTTCGATGATGGCCACGAATTCGCTTGATTCTGTCCAGTCATTGAAATCTTCTGGATAGTTTAGGCGAATGTACTCCACCATAGCATCGCGTATGGTTGGGAAATCATAGGCATTGAAATTGACCTGTGTAAAGGCCTGATAGATGACCTGCCAATCTTCAGCAGCAAACAGCTGCTTTTGGCGTTGTTGTTGACTTACTGCCATCTCATTCCCCTATCACGATACCATATCTAAGTTTACCGCAGCTTGGTCAAATTGGACACTAAATGAATTGATAACACCATACGGTTGATAGAACAGTTGCATCTGTACCAATAGCCCTTGATTGATTTCAGTGACAACAATGCTCTGCAAGATAACTCTGCTGTCTGATTGCACAATGCGAGTAGCTTCAGCTGTGACTGCCTGTACTATTGCATCGTCAAATGGTTCAAATAACATGTTCCAAATGCTGCAACCATACGTGGGCATCATCACTCGCTCACCCGGAAAAGTATTGAAGTGATTGTATAGATCGCGCTCAATTAAAGGGATATCAGCAAATGCCTGATTCTTTGCGTTGGTATCCAGTGTGCTGAATCCGTAGAACACTTTGGTTGGTGCGATGATGGCCATGAGTGTGGGTAGTACCTCTGCGTATACCCATATTTAGCCATGATAAAACCATGAAATTTTGTTATACGCCACCGCTGTTAATGGGATTTCCACCGCAGAAATTAGTGCATTCTGCTCGTCTTCGCTGTTGTAGCTGGGGTATGACCTTGCCAGCAGCGTGGCAAAAACTCATCCATTTCTCTGTCACGTCAAAGCTACCAGTATTGATTATAGCAGCCAAGCTTGTGCAGTTGCCCACATTGAAAACGAAACTTACTAGCATGTCAAACTGCGTCTGACTTATAGGAACGGTGATACTCCTCGCTACTTTTTGCTCCCGAGGTAACAGATCTTGTTTGAAAAGGTCAAAGATTTCAGTCTCGCTGAGAGGCGAGGTCAGCGGTCTCTTTGCACCGTTAATGGTAACATAGTTGCCAGCTCTCTCGTCTGGCAACAACAGATGCCCGATACCTATGGTTGGTAGCTTGGCAACATCAGGATAAACCGTGGAACGCTTGCCTTCGAACTTGGCAATGAATTCAGCTCCTGCTTGGCTAGTACGGAAACTACCTGCCGGTTTTTGATCACCTGCAGCACCTTGATAGCTATACTGTGGTTGTCCCTTGCTATCATAACCTTCGCCTTTGTAGTTTCCGGGTTGGCTGTTGCTGTTAGGAGCACCTTTGATATCCAATGGTTTGCTTTGAGTTCCAATCACTTGGCCAGGCAGCAATGGTTGTCCAGTGTAAGGGTCAGTGCTGCTGCCTGTTTCCACATGACCATTGTATCCCGCTGCCGTCGCAGCATGTCCAGAAAATGGTTCGTGTGCAGGTAGCTGGCTTACGACGGTATTCAGCAACGTGAAGGTAAGCTGACCAGGAGCAACAACTACGGTATCTTTTTGTTGGCTGTCAATGGGTGTAAGTGCTGGCGGTGCTGCTTTAGCGGCGCTGGGCGCAGGTCCGTTAAGGTCAATGCGTGAGGCACCCATCACGATATTGTTGTTTGTGCCGATGCTCAACAATCCATTGCTCTGCATGGTGAGATAACCGCCAACTGCTAGGTCATAGCTGCCATAGGCATAATCAAACATGTTGGTTTGTGCAGTGCGTGCCATCAAACCGGTGCTCTGCATATACATGTCTCGATTGCTGGTGAGATGCATGTCCAGATGAGCATTGATCATCACCACACCTGCTTGCGTGGTATTGTTGTTGGTCACTACGATGGGATTGTTAGTGGTATCGTTCTGCAGCGTGCCTATTATGGTGCTAGCATTGCTGATGATGCTTTGGTTTCCTGGTCCAAAAGTCACATGTAGATATGTGAGACTTCCATCCTCGTTAGTGGTCACATCGCCCAACGTGGCTTTTGGTGTGGTATTGGTGCTGGTGCTCTGCGTGCTGTTGGTGTTTGGCGGTGGCGTCGGTGTAACTATCTGACCTATGTTGCCTTGTATGTTTTGATTTAAGGTATCATAATCTATGTTGAAATCGCTGGTGATTGGTATTTCCTGCGTAGCATCGCCCTTGCCTACAGCAAATCCATACACAGCGTCATGCGCAGTTGAATCCAGAGGCAACACCCAGATATAGTGCAGAGCATTAAGGCTGCTGCGTATGGTCTGTAGGTTTGTTGTGGTAACTCCAGGCGTGCCCTGTCCGTCATTGTAGTCATTGCCGCCCACTGAAATGATGGCATATTGTGGATTTTGTAGCGCTGTATTAGTGGACACTGTATTGGCAACGTCTGATGTGGTTGCACTGTTGCTGTTATTTGTCAGGGTTCCTGGGTACTTCTGAGCTATAGTTGGTCCTATGCCGCCTGCCACACTGTCACCGACGACAACTATTGGCGCACCCGATCCGGCTGCTGCATTGGTATTACCCCCAGCAGCAGTTGGTGCAGCGGTACTGGTCGTGGGATTAGTCCATGGTATACCGGTTATGTCCATACCAGGAACAAAAGTTCCGGTGATGCCAGATGTGGGTGCAGTAATCATTACTTGTGTGTCGCCCAGATTGATCGCAGGGACCTGTGCATTGTTAGCAGTTTCTGCCTTGATTATCTGTCCACTGTTTGGGTTAACAGGTGGCGTGGCATTGTTTAAGATGCTGTTTACTTCTCCGCGTGCTTTGACAAAAATGCTGCGACCAGCTTCTATGTTCACATCCAGATCAGCATGTAGGTTTATCGTTCCTTGGCTGCGCACGCTGATGTCACTTGCGCCGTAGATGTTGATTGCACCGTTGACTCCCAGCTCCATCCAGCTGTTTCCATCACGGCTTATCATGTATATGAAACCTTCGGAATCATTGATCAGTATCTGCGTGCCCTGTTGTGTGCGTAAACGAATGTATCGTTCGTCCAAATTGTCGTCCATCACAAACTGGCTGCCGCCAGGCGTTAAGATGCCAAATGCTGCATTGATTGGCTGATCTCGGCGAGCACCCGCTGTGGTTATGCCTCTGGCTGCATCTTGGTCGAGACCTTGCACTTTGAGCTGATCAGCCAATGGTGCATATATTGGACCATTGGCAGTGTTAACTGATATATCAGTGCGCACCTTGTTGTATTCTGCCACAGGTAAGCCATTACTACCGCTATCACCAGGTATACCAGGCACCATGTGGTTCATGTTCTGTTGATACAAGCAACCAAACCAAACTCCTCGCCCTGGATCTCCGTTAATGAAACAACACACAACTTCATTTTCAAGATCTGGCGGTACGAACCAAAAACCATAACTGCGCTGGGTATTCAACCAAGACGGACCAGGAGTGTTGTTATATACGTTGGTAGCTCCTGCAAACGGACTGGCATAACTGCAGATAAACCATTGATCTGGATCCAAAGGATCGCCGCTGATTTCAGGTATCCAAACTTTGATCCTGCCCATGCGTGTGGTATCATCCACAGCTTTAATGAAACCCACATAGATACCATTGAGCTGCGTGGCACGACCGTCTGGTGCTAGATTGTATGATTTGGGACTATCAACTGTTCTGGACGGTATCATCTGTCAGATCCTGTGGTCTCTCTGTGAATTTATGCTGTTATTTGGCAGTTGGTTTTTGATTAAGAGTTGATATGGGATTCTGGCTTAGAGTATCCTTGGTTGCTCTCAATAGTTGAGTAAACTTGCCTTCTTTGAAATAGCTGACCATTTCATACACGTTAAAAATACCTGTAAAGAAGTCGGCCCCTTGGCTGTCAGCTCGTGCCAGACCAGTGTCCTCGTCTATGACCACACCCACTCGCATTTCTAACAAGAAGCAGTTGTCGCCACCGAGCACCACTGCCTGCTGTTCTTGCTTGTTTGAGGCAGTGCCTGTGCCCTGGTTTCCGGTCAATTGCTTAGCCAAAAAGTTGGTATAGATGTTGCTCAACGGCAACCACCAAGGATCTCCGCGTATGCCAATTTCTATCTGCATGAAGTCAGCGATAGAATCGCTAAAGATGTTGCCAAAGATAGCGCCAACGAAGCCAGTTCCTGCTGCATATGCCTGAGGATCTTGATCAGCAGCGGTCTTGGTCTGATCGCTGTTTTGTTGTGCATTCTGAAGCTTGGGTGCAGGATCAAATATCACCGTCAGAGGTAGTGGAGGATTGTTTATGAGATTGGTGTTAATCGCTGCATCTTCCACATAGGCAGTCGCCAGGGTTGCTGCACGCGAATTGATGTAGTTGTTCACTGTGTTAGCCAGCTGCACTGCTGCTGCATTCTTAGATTGGGCAGCAGTGAGAGCCAACTGTCCGCTGCTCTTGTTGAAGACCAAGATATTATCACTGGCACTGCCGGTGCTGCTGCTGGTGTTTGGCCCATTGGCACCTCCTACCCTGGTTGGTAGGTTTTGACCAACTGCAGAGTTCACAGCAGATAAACTGCTTTGCGGTGAGCCCACGTCATTGGTCGAAGTAACTTTTTTGTCCAACTGGTTGGCCTGCAGCGCACTATTGGGAACTTTGTCTGTGGCCAGAGTGCCTTTTTGTTTTTGCCATCCAGTGCTGCTTTGATTTGCCAACGCAGGAGTTGCAACCTGCCCATAGCTGTTCCCCTGATTCCAGTTTGGATCGGTAAATGCCCAAGTCATGTTCATCTTAAAATCAAAAGAAATTACTTCGGTGTTCAACCCTGTATAGATGTAATCATAACGTTTAGCCAAACGATTTTTTGAAACCAAATAGCTCAGCTTGGCCTGTTGAGTAGTTGCCTTTTGAGCATCCAATGCATTGCGCATATCTATGTAGGCTTTGAGGCTTTCTGATTTGAACAGGGTATAGGTAATTTCTCTGATATATTGCCTGGTCACGATATCAAAACCAGTGATCTTAACACTGCTGTATACAGTAACATAACCTATAATAGCATGTTCTGCCAAAGATGCGCCATTGGGCGCACTGTTGTTTGCCCCGGTTATCCAGTCTTGTGCTTCTTTGCATAGATACACAGCAAAATTCACTATGTTTTCTATGGATTGACCGCGATTGATCTTGATGGTAGTGCCGTTGGTGAACCAATGGCTGGTCGCATCCATCTCGGAATTTCGACTCACATGTTTGTCAGTGTCCGAAGGTCGCACCTTCCAATTTTTCCAAGTATCCGGATATATGAAATTATAAGTTACTCGCTGCACACCATCATTGTTAAGCTGTCTTTGCTGATCGTTCATGCCTTTTTGCAGATTATCAAAGAAATCACCCAAGGTCACACAGTCCACAGTGAGACCAGATGGTGGAGTAGAATACTGATTCTTTTCTCCTTCTCCATTGTCGGCCACCATTTCAAAATGATAGATTGTACCTACCTGTGTGGTACTGGCTTCAACCTTGGTGATGCTGATTCTGTAGAGATTGTAGAACATGTGATCAGCTATGATGTTCCCATTCTCATCATAGCCCGTGAACCACACTTCGATGAAGTAAGGACATATCATGTGATTGACCACACCTATCTGCTGAGAAGAAAAGTAAATCTTGTCAAATAGGCTTAGACCTAATGGTTCACTGACTGTCATCTCCATCTGGAGACAGGTCCACATGTTGCGTTCATCATGATTAGCACTGCCGTTGGCATGAATTGTGAGATCAACTATGTTAAATCCTGCAGTGACCCCGCTTTCTGCAATCACTGTTTTGGTGATAGCACTGCTGTTTGGATTGACTTCGCTGATGTTTTCATAGGCTTCTGTCTCGCTGGTCATGAACCATCTGATATGATAGGTATAGTTGGCAAAGTCATTGAGCGGATTGGGTGCCGGATTGAATTGCAAACCATAACTGGCCAATCTAGCATCAATACCGCCGTTGGCTTGTATAAGAGTGTTCTTGCTCAAAGTTGATGGCGATTGGGCCTGATAATTGGCCAATATCGTAGCCTGGCTTTGGCTGTTAAATGTTGGATCGTAGTTTCTTCTACTGTTGTTTGTAACAGGCACATTTTGATCCAGCACCACCGGATAACTGGGTGCTATTGCTGGGGCAGCTTGATTACCGTAATTAGGCTGAGAAGACACGGCAGGACCGTTCATAGTCAGTCCTTGTGCTCGCAGCTGTGCTGCTTGCTGGGGAGTCAGTCCGCTAATGCTATACCCTGCCATCAGCTCACCCTGATAAGGCTATCTCTGGATGGAATATAAATGGGTAAACCGGTCACAAAATCCCAGATTGGATCTTGTATACTGTCCGGATTGCGCAATGCAAAAACCCACCAGAGTTGGCTGGTTCCGTAGAACTGATAGCTGACTAAATCTGGTCGATATTGGTATGTGGATTCTATTAGATATTGAGTATCATCGGTCTGAGGCAAGATGTACTGGCCGTTCCAAAAATCTAAATAGCTGACATAGTTGCTGATCTGAGATGTCTGATAATATGGACTGTATTGCCCATAGACTGTCTGTGTCATATCCACCTACCCTGCTTCATGAGCGCGCCGGTTCTAAACTGGTCAAGGTTAAATGCCCGCAATCTCGTAGCGGTGTTTTGCACAGTGACACTGGCTGTCAAGGTAAAGATCGCTGGTAACCATATGTAACCGCTGGTGCCCTGCAAGCTAGTCTGGAACATGCTACTGCTGATGTAGGCAGCATCATAAGCAGTCTGTTGGCTCAAGAGCTGAGGAGTGATCTGTACCTTGCTATAACCAGGTATGTTGGTCTGGCTCTGTGAATTATCATATGTGGGCACAAAGGATAGGTCAACTGGAACGTAATCTATATCCTGCGGTAATTCCACTGAGAAATTGGTCACGATGACCGGCAGCTGATTGAACATGTATTGACCGTAAGCATCAAACAACAGCACAGGAGGTGGAGTACCAAGGGCTTGTCCGGTGCCAAAATACATCTTGGTAACAGTGCGCATGAAATGTATGGCTGCTAATGCATAGATACCTTCTTGATTGTTTTGCACACTGAAACTACCACTGATGCTAAACTTGGCAGCAGGAGTCTTGGTATATGCCATTATCTCTTGGTTCACATGCACCATGTCTATGCTGCTGTAATCCACGCTCTGTTCCCAGCTTATCTGAGGCTGATATGGCCAAACTACTCCGTTGGTAGAACGCAGGGGTTGCAACAGACCGCTGCCCCCGTATATCTGCAAGGCAGCATCTGGTTTTGGACGCAATCTTACTCGCCTGCCTTGTGCATCGCTGTCGTTGCTGTAAGCAGTCGGTCGGTTATTGGCCAACTGAGCCTGTGGTATACCACCAGGGTAGCCAGTGCCATTTGGTGATGATTGATCAGCCATAAATATTCCACTTGTTCCTGAACTATTTATGGTGGTAAAATCACCGATGATTTGCTGATATCAATTTGACTTAATTGGCAGATTGTTGGCAAATTAGCAACAGTGCGTCCAGTTCGCA